AGAACGAACGATGTCATCAATACCAAACTCAACACAAGTAAACTCGCGCATTGCTTGAAGAATACGAATGAAATCTGAGACTCCATTCTTTTCATTACTTTTAACTAAATCAGATTGAGTGATGTCACCACAGAACATGATCTTAGAGTCCTCACCAATGCGAGTGACCATAGAATCTAGTTCATGGAAGTTCAAGTTTGAGAATTCATCGACAATAACAATAGCATTATCAAGAGTAACTCCACGAATAAAAGAAGTAGACCAAAACGAAATAGTTTCTTGGGCTCGTAAGTTGTCATAAAGCATTTCAAACGAATTATCGTCAGGCATACTGAACATATATCTTACCATATTCTTATATGGAATCTGATAAAGTGCTGATTTATCTTCATGATCACCAGGAAGGAAACCAATCTCTCTTGTAGGAACTAAAGATCTTACAATGTATATCTTATCATAAGGTGTGTTTTCGTCAAGTACCTCCTGCAAAGCAAGATACAAAGTGATAAAAGTTTTACCTGTACCCGCAGCACCATGCAGAAGAATATTCTGTCCTTCAGCATACTGCTCAAAGACAGTCTCTTGATTAGGAGTAAGTGGACTGATAGGCACCATGTAGGACTTATCAATCGGTTTCTTTCTTCTAATTTGTTTAGCACTCATGTTAGATGGTACAGGATTGCTAGTAGTGTTTCGCTTTCTGGCTCTTGGCATATTAAGTAAACCGACTCAGGTTTGATCGCGGATGTGCTTTTTGCACTTTGGACATTACTTCTTTGAAACCATCAGATTGTTTAGGGTTGCCGTAGGTTGTACCTGCGACACCAGCGTGCCAATCTTTGTCCCAATCAGGATTGTCTTCACGCCATTGCTGGTACTCAGCAACGGTGCAGCGAAACTCTTGTTTTTCGCTGGTGACCTTATTTATTACATTATATAAAGGCATTATACTTGTTCCTTATTGAATAGTTTACGACACTTTTTAACTTCTTTGAGTTCATCCTTGATCATTTTATAGGCATCCTCAGGTGATAACTTCTTTGCCATTTCCATAGCAGTGATGATCTCGACTCTAGTTCCGAAGTGCTTAAGTGCTTCTTCAAAACAATTTAGTTCTTCATACATCAGTCAATCCTCAAAGCAGGTTGAATACAATTACATTCATCCAGTTGCTCAGAGCAATTGCAATCGCCGTCAGGGCACCACTCAAGCGCCTCAGAGATGACTGGGAACTGACAGATGAAATGCTGCTTGGCAGCATCCGCAATCTCTTGGTGCTCCTTCTGGGTGCCATTGGCGGAACGCAGTTGGATATAATGGATCCAATTTCTGAGATTGCCCGTCATGTACATTTTTGTCCCTACGCATAAAGGAAGCACATTTCTTGCACATTCCTTTGCAATACCATCTTCCAGCATATCCTTATACAATTTCATCGCTTCTTCAAAGTGATGTTGCATCAAGATTTCATACTTCTGTCTCTTGAAAGGATCGATATCATCAATACTATTCTGACGATTCTTAGTATCCTGACGACGAAGTTCTGGGATAGCAATTTTATCTGCCAACATAGAACTGTCAGCATACCTCTGAGAAAACTCTTGGAATGTAAATGACCTATGACGCAACACCTGAGCTGCGATTGCTCTAGTGGTACTGATTTCAAGAGTCATAGATGCTTGCTCAAACACAGACCAATGCCCGTGCTTGATACAATACTTTAGTAATCCTGAAATCTTTGGGTTCTCCTGATTTGCTGGATTACTCACACGAGCAATGTATCCAATTGTCTTCTCTGCATCAGGAGTAACAGAGATCAAACATACTTTAGTCATTCTTATCGATAATAATACGGGCGAGAAGGTACAAACCAAGTGCCTTGAAGTATCCGATGGTAGTAATACCAAAGATACCTGGCATCAGCATGTTCCATAATAGCATAATAACCAGAGGTTTGCCAAAGAAAAATAAGACTGCAATAACAGCAGCTGCACCCTCCTCTTTTTTCTTTAGGATTTCTAATTCCTCTTCGTTCTCTCGTTCTTTCTCCGCAAAAGCACGCTGGTCAAAGTAAACAGTCACTTTTTCTTGCCTTTCTTTGGCTCGTTTGGATCTTGCCATAGTCTGGGGTTAGTTCTACCTTCAGTTTGTGTCATATTAATAAAATCTTTTTTATAAAGATCCCAATAATAATCAAAAATTTCTACTTGCTTACCAGAAGAAACAATATCAAACTTAGTGATACCTTCTTGTGAATATTCAATGAGATATGCTGTATATGGGAGTGATCTATCTGTTGCTAAAGATGGATCACATTCTTTAGAGATAACTCTCAAGAGCGACCTCCCCATTCGATCTGAGGGAATGCCTCAGAAACTACTGCTTTTGTAATTCTCTTATACTTCTCAGTAATTCTCCCGTCTTTTGCTAGAACCATAAGTTCTGCTTCTTCACCAGCAAGTCCTTCTAAGAGTTGAACGAACATAGATTCCCTTTTCAATGCTGGCAACTTATCTGCACCTCCCTTGAAGAAACGATACAGACCACGATATTCCTGCTCTAAGCGAGTGTGATCAGTACCAGCAGGAGCGTCATTAGGTGTATAAGGCACATCTCCCTCTGGCATCATAGAAACAATACTCTCATCAAAATTGATAACTAACAACTGTCTGAGAGCAACAGTATTATGTTTACGGAGAAGATTTACCTTCTCCTGTTTAGTTTTTGCATTGGAGACCTTTCTCAAAATCTCACTTAATAGTAACCTAGGGTTACTATTTTCCATAGAACGTGGCATAATTTAACTCCTTTAATTAATCTTCATCGTCACCATCATCCTCCAAATTCCAGAATGGATTTTCTTGTCTGATGTAAATAAGTTCGTCGTGTAGCATGTTACCTTCTTCATCGAACATTTCAGGATGTGTAACTGATTTAGCGTATGCTGCGTTCTCAATGAAGTCTTCTACGTATCCCTTTGCCAACCAAGAAACTGTAATTCCTAGGATAAAGGCTCCGAGTACAACTAAAACTACAAGTGCAATCAACATGGTTTCCCCCGTTTTTAACCGTTTGCAATAATATGGAAACCAACCCCTCCTTTGTTTTAACTAAAAATATTTAGTATCAAACCAAGTTGTTTTCTCTCAAATATTTGACAGTTTCTGTACAACCTCCAAGATTTTTAGAGTCTAGCAGAACTTGAGGGAATGTGCTACCTGCACCAAACTGTTCATAAAATCCTTTCCTATCAAAGTGAGTGTCTAAACGATATTCCGTAAAAGAATATCCCTTTGCTCTAAGAACTGTCTTGATCTTTGTGCAATAGGGGCATCCATTACGAGTATATACAGAAAAATTCATAGTACCTCTAGAATAAAAAAGGGACTCCTAAGAGTCCCATGGGTGTTCCGACTTTTGTAGAGACCGCACGAAAGGTCTCCACATTATTTATATCAGAAGTTGTACTTCAAACCGAGTTTGGTTCCATAACCGCGATCAACATCGCTGTCACCACTACCGACGAAGGAGACTTCGCCATATGCACCCAGAGCATCGCTCAAGGAGATACCAACGCCTGCCTTACCTGAAGGAACGGTATCGCTCTCACCACTGTCAGGGGAGACTACACTAGCACCACCTTGGACGTAATATGATGCGCTCTCACCAATAGCACCTTCGTACCCCAGGTGAAGGTCCGTGGCGGTTCCAGAGTAATCCGATCCCGTCCAACCTGAATTAGCTTCTACGTTGACGTAGGGTCCTGCGAAAGCAGCACCAGCAGATACGGACAGAGCAGCAGCTGCTGCGAATACATTTTTGATCATTGAAAATTTACCTTTAAGTATATCTCGTGGAGTATCCCACGGATGAAAGAGAGATCGACGTTCTCTCGTTGGATTAAGTATAACACATTCTGCCTGGTTTGGCAAGTGCATTGAGTGTTACAGTGTGTAACAGTGAGTATTTATGCAGATTAAATGTTCGGGTTATTCAACCTTTCTTGCCTAAGGTACTCTTGAGATTTTTTTCTAGACTCCAAAAGCATGTTGGCAATGTTCAAACGTTCTTCACGATATGCATCAGGATCTACATTAATGTCAATGATGTCTGTAGGATCTACAATCGCATCAAATTCAGCATCTCCATCACCAAGAATCTCTCTCAACTCTTGGGGTAAATTTTCGTTTTTAATTTTTGGTAGTTCCATTAAATTTCTGTAAATTTGTAACCAGTTGCTTTTCTAGTATGCCAGATTAAATTATTCGACGACGCACGAGGAGTAAAATCAAGTGACGAGGCTATTATAGCAGATAAACCTTGAGTTGAACCAATGGTAACCTCAGCATTACAATCATTCCCATCATTGTCAAAGAAACAAATACTCTGTCCATTGTTTTGAACTTCAAATCCGCCTGTACCATTAAAGACTTGCATATTATATGTAGTATTTCCGTTAACGGTTGCTGTAGCACTATCAGATCCACTTGAAACTCCTGATGTTTGAGTAAATTCAAGTCCAGTTCCAGACCAATTAACTGTTCCTAATGCAGATCCAGCAGTGCTTGGATTGTCATCCCATTCAAATGACAAA